ACCTATGGTTGTATCACCGTAGCGTCCATGAACGGATAATGTGTCACGAGCATTAGTTATTTCTTGTAAACTTTCTATGCCTTGTACACTCATGTTTTATAACCTTAATATATGAAGTATAAACGATATATTTAAAGTTGTATATCCTTTTAACATCATAATGTAATTGTAGTTGCTCCTGCTATTTTTACTGTGAGCTTACCAACTTCACCTGCAGCTGATAGTCCATGGTCGTTTTGAGGTGTAGAAAGAGCTATCCACTCACTCCCAGACCAAACCTCTAAAGATTCATTATTTGTGTTCCACACTATACTTCCTGGATTAAAATTAGCTATGTTTTTATCTGAATCATTAATCTGACGTATATTTTCTGGATCAAACTCACCTAAATTAAGTTCTAAAATCCTTATTAAACGGTTATACGTTTCTGAAGAAACTTTGTCTTCTATTTCTAAAGGAAGCCTTGTAGGGAGTAGTTTGCTCATCTTCTACCATCTGGCTTTATGTCCATACGTGTAGCTCCGAGCCTCCAACCTGTAGCTGTGTTTGCTCCTACGTTATCGTCATCAGATTCTATTCTTACTACAGCCTGACGTGCACGTGCTCTTATATGAGCTTGTTGAGTGGAACCTGTTATAGCTGAAGTACTGTTTGTAGCTAAACTGTCTCCTGGGAAGTTACGTGTCTTTAATACAAAATTAACTTGTCCTCCACTAGAGTTGTTTAAAAATCTTATATCTGGTATTATTCTATTAATAAACGCAAACTGTTCTCCATCTCCTATATCAAAGTCTGAAGACTCTATATAAACATTTGTCATAGGGCTACCGTCTGCGTCATACCCTGTTTCATGTTCATATAAATATGTACTGTTTGTGGCTCTTGGGTACGGTTCTACACCTGCATCTAACCAAGCATATCTAGTCAACTGACCATAAGACCAAACATTTTCTGCGTAATTATAAACAACATACCTGTCTATTTCACTAGAACTTGCTGATGGATAAAACCAACCAATCTCATCAAATTGAGTGTTTGTAAAAGCATGTACTTTGTATGCTTGACTTGAATTAAAATTATCAAACACATAACTTAATACACTACATGGCAGTTTTTTAACAGAGCCTGTGTAAACATAAAAATTATCATAACCCATCCAATACACACCACTAGGTGCAGTAACTGCTGCTTTAGGAGCCATTAGTCCTGTGTTTTCATTGACTAGGTTTATACCGAATGTGAACGGTGGACCTATAAACTGCATAGAGTATAGAGCTGTGTCTGTCCAAACTAAAGTTTCTTGTCTAGCTTTTACACCACCTATGATTGTGCTTCCTGAAGATAACCTAAGTGATCCTGCTGTGTTAGTGGACCTCGGTTCAAAATCAATTGCATTTTCTTGATCACTAAAAGCAATTAACATAGGGTCAATAGTACCACTACGAGAAGAGTTCTCAATAGGGTCTGCTCCTAACACTATTAAATGTCTATCTTTTTCTGAAGTTATTACTTGTAGCCCTTTTGTTGGAACTAAGTTTGCACCAGACTGGCTTGAAAGAGTAACACATCTTGTAGTTACACCGTTGTTTTCTACCCACCTATAAATGCCTCCTAATCTTGGACATATCATTAGATCTTCTCCAAAATGATCGTGACTCCAAAGTCGTAACTGAGTAGTTGAAGATAAGTCTGTGGCACTGCCCCAAGTACCTGCTCCCCAAGTACCTGACCCCCAACCTGTAGAACTGACATAATCGTCTAACCCTACACTAACTTGATACGCACCTACTACAGAGCTACCTCCGTTTCCGCTATCACTGCTGTTGGCTGTGACGGTTGCTCCACTTGTGTCTTTTGCTTCTACAGTGTAGCTGTTCGTATTGACTATAGTAGCTATTTGATATTCTTGATTTAATACTGTATTAGTTACGTTACCACCTAAACTTGCTGCACCACTAAAGGTTACAAAATCATCTACGACAGCTCCATGACTTGAGTCGGTTACGGTAATCGTAGCATCTCCGTTAGTGGCAGAAAAAGTTACGTCACCTGCTGAAGTAGTGACTCTTATAGGGGTAACATCATTAAAGACATCTCCTTGTTTTACATAATATTTGAGTGTTGTCCCGAGTCCTAAGTATTTTTGTCCACCTAAAGAAACCCAACTATGTAAGGCTCTTCCTATACCTAAATATGTTTCTAAGGAGTCTTTAGCCCAACCTCCTATTTTCTGTGGTCTCCCGTTTTTAAAACGAACTAAGTTAGAATCAAACCAACCACCCTCATTATCATAATCTGTTCCTTCTCGGTTTATTCCAGGTTGAAAAACAAACTTACTCAAGGGCATATTAAACCTCGTACCATTCCTTTCCTTCAAACAATAATGCTTCTGCTTCTCTTCTTCGTTCTAGCCCTGCTAAAACTTCTCCGTTTGCTTTGTTCCATCTTTTTATTTCACTAGGAACAAGTTCATACTTGCCTTCATTTAAAACCTCTAAAAGAGTCGAGTTTTTTAAATTAGTTGGTCCAAGATTATAAACCCAACAAACAAGAGAATCAAACTGATTCTGGTTTAATGGAGCAGTTACATGTTTATTTATATACCCCTCGTATTCCCCTAGTTCTACTTCAAGCATATGAGAAGCGTGGCTTTCGCTCCACTCATCCCCCTCTTTGACTCCTTTAGTGTGTCCATAACCTATAGTCCACACATTAGCTGGGCATTTATAGGCTTCTGATTCAAAACCTTCAAATTTTTTAATTAAAGATAATCCTTCTTGCGATATTTTCATATTACTCCTCCTCGTCACTAATGATAGTAACTTTTCTATAATAAACAACAACCTCTTTAAGTTCATTTATGTATCTTTTTAATTCCTGCATGTTGTATGCCATCAGTTCATAGTCTGGTACAGACATGGCAAAAAACACGACTTGTCCTTGTTCTTTTTCTATTCTTGTTAAAAACTCTTCTATGTTTTTATCGCTAACCACATACCAATAAGGTTCTTTTAAATCTATTTCTCTTGGCATGATCGGTTGTACGATCTTCCTTTCTATGGGTTTAGTTATAACCTCAACTTGATTCTTACTCGGAATCAGGCTGCAACTGCAGACCGTCATCAAGATCGTCAATGTTACGACTAATTTCTTCAATGCTATCAAATACATCTTTAGTTCCATTATTTGCTCTTGGTTCTATTAATCCAGGCTTTGCTGCTGCAAGTTTACTTAGATCATGTCTTTTAAAAATATCTAAATATCTGTTCATTTCGGCTTCTATTTCCTGATTTCTTGATTGTAGTGTAAGAAGTCCTTCTGTCTGTAAAGCAAAATCATTTTGTAAGGACTCTATTGCTATTTTTTGTTCCTGATTTCTTAGTTCAAACGCTTGGTTCAAGCTTGACAGTTTTGTATTTTCATTCCACAATAAATAAACTGCTCCACTTAATACCAATACAAAACCTAACAGCACTTTACTAAGAACTCCACCTATCATGAATACAATACCCCCACAACCTGTACTGTGATTATAAGTGCGTACAGTCCCCAAATCATTTGCTCAAGTCTTACAAATCTTTGAGACCCTGATTCAAGTCTTTGCTCAATCTGTTCGTATCTTATCGCACAAATTTCTTCATGTTGTTCGATTTTAGTTTTCCTTGTTGCCATACTCTACTGTATATATCTCTAAGGGTTTTTCTTTTCCTTTAACCTTTATTGGTTCTAATAATTGTAACTCAAAATCACAACTTTTTTTAGTATTATAGCCAATTAGTATATCTTCACCAACTTCTTTTGTTGCACTTTCTAATCTTGCAGCAGTATTAACTGCGTCTCCAATGGCTGTATAATCAAACCTGTCGTGAGAGCCCATATTACCTATAATGGCTTCTCCACTATTGACACCAACTCCAATCTCTACACCAAGTTTAGCTAATTTTATTCTATTTTGTATTTCTATAGCACAGTTGACTGCTGCTTCTTCGTGTTTATCTAAGTCTATAGGTGCATTAAAGATAGCCATCATAGCGTCTCCAATATACTTATCCACCATACCATCATATTCTTTAACCACATTTGCTTGTATTGTGAGAGCTGCATTCATTATTTTAGTAACTTCTTTAGGTGGTAACACTTCTGATAAAGCAGTAAACCCTCTAACATCAGTGAACAAATATGTACAATATCTTTTCTCTCCACCTAGTTTTAATAACTCAGGGTTGTCTTGTAATCTTTTAACTTGTCGTGGATCTAAATAGTGTTCAAACTGTTTCTTAATCTGCTGACGTAATTTATACTGTTCTCTAAACCTTAGATAAAAAGCTATTGAACCCACTATAAACTGGGAAACTACCGACCAGCTCACGTCTAATAAGATACCAGACCTTATTAAGTATATCCCCCCAAAAGCCGTAGAGAGCCACACAACGCCTCCTAATACTATGCCCCATGTAATACCTAAATAAAATAATAAAAACCATACTGCAAGGACTGTGGAGGTAAGTATTAATAACTCTACAGCTATAGACCAATCTGGTATATAAGGGCTGTCTTGTATTAAAATGGATTCTGCTAATGCTGCCTGAATCTTGTGTGGTTCCAATAGTCCTACTGGTGTGGCAACTTGAGGCATAACACCAGACGCAGTTACACCCACAAAAACATATTTACCTTGTACGTTCATTTCTTCTAGTGTCGTTTCAGGTGTTTTTACCCAACTTATCCATTTCCTGCCTAACCTGTCTGTTTTAACTGGAGGCAGACCTCTAACAGCTATCTCTTGTATGCCTAGTTCATTAGTGGTTATGATGTATGTTTTTGTTCCTGTTAGAGCTTTTAAAACCTCAGTACCAAAAGCAGGAACATAACCATCTGGTGTTCTAAGTAAAAGTGGGATTCTTCTGACTAACTGATCTTTTTCAACAGGAGCAGAAGCTATACCTTGTGAAATGTTTTCATAAGCCATGTAGTTTTGTTTAACACCTGAGGAGAATATCCCTCCAACGTCGTCACCTTTTATAACAGTACCTGTTGTTTTAGGGTAGTTTTTACTACCGTCTTCAAACATAGCTAAGACAGCTCCTCCGTAGTTTAAAGCCTCTTGAAAAATAAGGTCTCCTCCAAGTCTGTCTGGCTGAGGAAAAGAAACCACCCAGCCCACACCTATTGCTCCTTTATTTAACAATTCAATATGTATCTGAGATAATCTTTCTCTAGGTATTGGCCATCCTCCTTCCCGTTCTAAGTCTTCCTCTGTTATATTAAGTATGACAAAATTATCAGAAGAAACTTGCTCTTTAACAAAAGTATCAAACACCCTTAATTTTAGTATTTCAGTAGCAGTAGATTGAAACACTAAGGGTAAAGAAAGAATTAAAAGCAAAGGAAATATTATTCTTTTCATTAGTTACTTTGTTTAATTGTTATAACAGAATCTCCGCCACCATTGATTTTTACTATGTTTGAAACTCCATCTTGTATAAAGATAACTGTATAAGAACCACCAGAATCTATATCTACTCTAACAGATTCACTGACGTTTCTTCTTAGACTTATAGTTTGTCCTGTAACTATTGTGGTTATTTGTGTGTCTGGATCTTGACCTACAAGCGTACCTGAAATATTAACCCCTGTAGCTAAAGCTAGTTGGTCTTCTTCTTTTTCTACTGCTAAAGCGTCAATTATATCTAGTAAATCTTCTAAGAAATTTACATCTAAATAATTTATATCGAGCTCATTGAACTCTAAATCATCTTCGGCTAAAAAATCTTCAGCTAAGTAGTCTATATCCAGTTCATTAAAATCTAAGATATTTTCTTTTTGAACTACCTGATCTTCGGTTATAGTGATATCTTCCTTAGGAGGAGTAACTATTAGCATATTATCTATTATGTCTAAAGTTAGATCTAGAATAACTGGTTTAGACGGAGAGTTTTCAAAAACTGAGACAGTGGTAGCTTGGTAAGGTTTATTGAGAACAACTGTACCTGCACCTGTTGTAACAAGTATCTCCCCACTAGAAATACCGTTAGCGTCAGGCAGTAAAATAACCAAAGAACGCCCCAGCTCATCAACAGTACATGTGAAATCTGTGCCACGAACAGCAATGTTGGCTGTAGGTGTTGAGAGTTTAATATTCTTTTTATCAATTTTGTCTAAATTTCCTGTAATAAATCTAACTGTACCAAGCGTAAACTTGATAGCCATTTTAGATTTAGATGGATTCGGGTCATAGATATACTCATCTATAACAAGCTGAGAGTGTTCAGTTAGCCTAACTATAGAATCATCTAGAAAGGTAAGAGCCATACGACCATTAGAGGTGATAGCTTCGTCATTTGATTGTATAGGTAATCCCAGTTCAGCCGTAAGAGCTTCATCTCTGACAACTCTTGCTGAACCGTTCAGTTCAGATATGTCACCTATGTTATCAACAACTTGTGCTTGATCCGCCATCGTTCTGTATGACACACACAGTGCCATTATCACCAGAACTAATAATCTTAAGCCAGTCATTGTCCAACGTACTCGATTGTGTTATATTAAATGTTCTACTATCACCTGTTTGATCAAGGTAAAAATAACCACCTTGATAACCTGAACCTGAGAAATTAACTGTGTTGCTATCACCGTCAATATCTACATAATTCGTTGCTAAGTCATAGTTTATATCAAAATCGAATTCATTACTTGCTCCATTTATTATCCAATCTAGATCAAGTGTTGAAGCCATTGCTGATGTTCCGTGGTCTAGTGTAAATGTGTTTGAATTACCTGTTACACCTACGTTGTAGTTAGAACTATCTATGCCGTAAGTATTATCTGGATCTGCTTGAATTGTAAAAACATTGCTGTCTCCATCAAATTCAAAAAACCCTGTTATACTATCTCCATAGATATCTCCTAAAAACTGGTTACTAGAACCGATTTGGTTTATATCTAAAGTTAGATTACCACCGTTTAGATTAAAAGCATTTAAAGTTCCTGCTACTGAATCTAAACCACCAATAATATTACCTGAACCTAATTGTTCTAGGTCTATATTCGCAGTAGCTCCACTTTGATCTATATAGATTTCATTGTCTGTTGAAAAAACAGATAAAGAAACAAAGCAGAGTAAAAGTTGGATACACTTCTTCTTTATCTCCATAATACAATCATTCTACCTGATTATTTTCAGATTGTAAAACCCAATAACCTTTTTCATATCCGAGATTGATTATTTCTAGTACTCCTGTCTCTATTGCTTTCATTAGAGCTATTGTTGTACTTTCGTTTTTCGCTGAACCTATTTCTATCTCCACTAATTCTGTGCCTGCTTCTATAAACTTAAACACATCTTGTGATTTACCATAACTAAATATTGTTTTTTGCACAGAAACCTCTATAAGAACTTCTCCTGTGGCTACAGAAACCATTCTTAAACTAACAGTTACTGTGTCTTTTCTATACATAACACTGTTTCCTATGCCTAAGTACCTAGCTCCCATTCCTCCTGAAACAAGGTTTGTGTCATAGGCTAACACAGCTCCCTCTAACAACACACCTGCGAAAAGCAGAGGCATTAAAGGTTTTTTACCATCGTCTGTTTCAAACTGTTCTCTAGCTGAACGTATTAGTTGTCTTTCTTTTGTCAGGTTATCTAAACCTATTCTTTCTACAACTCTAAAAAATTGTCCATTTCCTGCGTGTTTGAGAGAACGTATAAGCAAAGTGTAAGGAGCTTGAGTAACAGCTGTACTAAATAAAGCAAACTGACTATTACTTTTTCTTTGTCCTGTTTGATCTGTGAAGGCAGTTGGGTAAACAGCAACTATCGGGCTTACTGCTGGTATTTGTGCGTTCTTTAGTTCTGTAGATTGTAGGTCAAATAGTGTGGCTTCATCTTCAGTTTTGCTTTCAAATCTTTCTGCTGCTGTGTCTCTGTCTATGTCAAGTAAACTACAACTAGAAAGTAAAAGAGCCGATAGGAATAGTGATTTCAGTTGTGTTACCATTTGAGTCTGTTACCGTAAGGGTTATCATTGTTCCATCTTCTGACACTTCATACTCTATGGTGTTACCCATCAGTTCAAGTGTTCCACTGGTTGAAGGAGTTTCACCAAATAATGCATCCACCAGTTGTCTAGAAAGTTGAGCATAGATTCTGCTCTCTAAGTTCCTAATAAACCTAGCTAGTGTAGTGTTTTCTGCGTCTCTTTCTAGTTCTTCTTGATAGGCTTTTATTTCTGCTTCAATAGCTTCTTTACGGTTAAATTCCTGGTTCTCTATCGTAAGATAATGAGAACTTGTGTTTATCCCACTAAAACTAGGGGACTTAAACTGATGTACTATCTCATCTGCTTGTGTAAAGCCTATAAAAACTAATAAAATAACAGACACTTTAATCATTTACCTTTCCTTTCATTTTCATTTAATTTTAAAACAGTATTAACCTTTTCTTTTAATCTTATCATATCTTGGTCTAAAAGCCTAAGTTGATCTGTTAGTCTTATAATAGTTGTTTTCATTTCTTGCACAGCTGGGTCTATGGTTTTGGTTATAGTTATCCAAACATAATAAACGAAGTAGCCTAAACCAATAACCATAACCACAGGAAATCCAAAATCTGAAACAACCTGGACTATGTCCACTAATCTCTCCTAGCGTCTATCTTCCCATCTTCTACAAAGTTTTCTGCTCTAGCTATCCTATCTAAATCAGGTGGGATATTTAAAGCAGAAGAAACACTTGTATCTATTCTAATAATATCGTTGTTCATGATAGAGGCTCTAGTTATTAACATTTTAGAAATAGACTCTACCGTTTTAATTTCTGAAACTAACCCTCCCATAAGTTGTTTCATTATGAGGAATATAAAATACCCCATAATAATCCCACTCGCTATAGGAAGACCTAACTCACCTATCAGACTAAAAACATCCACTAGTCTTCGCCTTTAAACTTTTTACTTTGACCAGACGTTCCAGCGTATATTCCAAAAACTGCTGCCATTGCTCCAACAATAATAGAAACTAGTCCTGCTTGTTCTAGGTTTGGTTCAGAAAGATCCATAAACCAAATGACCACTCTATATAATAAAACTATGTAGACAGTTACAAATATTCGAGGAAAAATTCGCCAAGCGTCTATTGTTTTAGCTAAGTGAACCCAACGCTGATAAGGGTTTTCACTTTTTTCGACACTGATGGCATCTACTTCTACTTCTAAGTTTATTTTCTTTTTTATAGAGTGGTCGTTTTCTTGGTTATCCATATTATTTCTTTTTTCTCTTTTTAACAACCTTTTTTGATTTAGGTGCTAGGCTTTTATGTACACGTTTATACGCTTCATTTTCTGGTGTGGCTTTGTCATCAGCTATGTATCTGCCGTGTTTATCACGGGTTCTAACTTTCACCCATCCAAAAAAATCTGCTACTTTATCCCAAAAACTCATATTACCCACCACTTGATTTTTCTTTAGCTTTTCCTATGTTTAAAGCTAATAGATCAATAAACTTATACAGTTTACCAATCCATATATCGTCTTTAGGTGTTGGGGTTATTGCTGCTATTATTGAACTACACGTTACTATAGCTGTTACCCAAGCTACTATATTTACTATTAAATCCATACTATTCTCCTCCTTCAGGTTTTTCAGATTTCTCTAACACTTCTTCAGATTGTTCCTTAAAAGAATCTAAAAGTGCTCTATTGAATACATCTAAACTAGCCATGATCTGGTCTAGCTCAAATTGAATTCTTGATTTTTTGCTTCTCAAGTCTTGTACTTGATTAGCAAAATATTTTTGTTTATCAGATAATTCTGATTCTTTATATTCTTTGTCATCTATGACAATAGAATTCTCATTTGCTTTCGCCATTACTAACCTCCTCAGGTTGTTGCAATATATCCCAACAATTTAAGTTGGAAGCTATTGTTCTTCTTTCTCCTTCTCCTTTAAACGGATACACCATATGTTGTAGCCAAGAAGGAAATACTAATAGTTTACCTACTTCTGGTGTCATTACAAAGGATTGTGCTGGTCTTAATCTTTCTGTATCAAGTACCGAGTTCATTCCATATTGAAATGTTATACAGCCATCACTATGTCCAGATTCGTTATACAACGAATATGTCGGTGTGTTAGCTTCTGCTTTAGCTCCTATTTGTTCTGGAACTTTAGTCCAAGCAGTAGTAGATATTCCCATTACTGTTTTAGTGCCATGATCATGTATAGGATTGTAATCACCATCGTAACTATGCACTGACCAAGTCTCATCTATCATTACTTGTTTAGGATTTTTAAGTTTTGTACCAGCTCCTGAACTAGCGAAGTGGTTAATATACTCAGCTCCTAAATTACAAATAAAATGATTATACTCAATCATTCTCTCATCTTCGTGGTCTAATAACAATTGCTCACCTTTATGTATTTGACCAACCAGTGTGTGTTTTAAAGATTGTTTATCTTTCTTTTCTCTATACTCATCCATGTACTCGTTTACAGAATCAATCATGTTTTGAGGCATAGTTGTTTCTAGCACGAACACAGATGGCATTACGTGTACCTCGTATTGTTGTTCTAACATTAATTAACTAGGTACGCTAAATTCGTTATCTGGTGAGCTTACTGCTGGTGGGTTTGTAATAACACTATCTACTTGACTAGCAAATACTGCATCCCATTGAGATACAGGACATATTGCTACTAGATTAGCATTACTCCAACTACCTTTAGCTTTAAGTGTAAAGTTTGCATTACCATCGTCATCTAATTGTGGAACAACAATACTGAAAGTAGTAGTGTAATAAGTAGAATCACCTTCACTATCATTTTCATACTTCATTTCTATATCCCACTTATCTACTTTACTAGATGAGTTTTCATACGGAATGCATCTTACAATTGCTTTACTAACTGCCATTTTCTTCCTCCTTTTCTAAAAGTTCTATTCTTGCGATCAATTCATTGTAACCTTTCAAATCTGGTAAGTCTTTAGGAGTATGAGAGTTTTCTTTCAGCTCCTCAACTTGTGCAGATAATTCTTGTACAGCTTTAACTAACATCGGTACAAACTTATTATATTTTAAACCATATTGATTGCCGTCATCACTTAAAGTTGTTGTAAGATTACTTTTGTCAGGTATGTTATAACCATATTCTGATTCTAGTTTTTCAATATCTTGTGCTAAAAATCCAACATCTAGCCAATCTTCTTTATGTGAACCATCTGGAACTATGTGGTTAAAGTCTTCACCTTTTTCTACATAGTTACTTCTTTTATCCCATTTATAGGTAACTGGCTCTAACTTATTAACAAAGTCTAATCCCATTGGCATAGGTTCTACGTCTGTTTTATCTCTCTTATCTGAGGCTACTGTCCAATCTACTTGAACGTGTGCTGCTGTAATATTTTCATCACCAAGTACAATCTCATTAGATTCAGTATCTATAGGTCCACCTGGGCTTCCAGATAGACCTGCATCATGCCCTAATAAAAGATTGTTACTGCCACTTGATAAGTTTTTACCAGCACTAGTACCAAGAGTAGTATTATCACTACCTGTTACTGTGCCTACTCCTCCAGCTAAATTACCTATAAAAGTATTGTTTGAACCTGTTGTTAAATTTTCTCCTGCTCTGTCTCCCATAGCAGTATTATTAGCTCCTGTAGTGCAGTCACTTAAAGAACCATAGCCAACTGAAGTATTTTGGTCTGCTGTAGTATTAGCATCAAGTGCGTAAGTACCAACAGCTGTATTGTGAGCTCCTGTGGTATTACTTTGCATTGCTGCACCACCAATCGCCACATTGTTTGCAGCAGTTGTTGCATTTTGTAAGGTTCCAAATCCAACAGCTGTGTTTGATGCACCAGTACTATTTGTAGATAAACTGTTATAACCCAGTGCTGTGTTGTAGGATGCTGTAGTATTTGCGTCAAGTGCAAGTCCACCAACAGCTGTATTGTATTTACCTGTAGTGTTCGTATATAAAGCAGCATAACCAACACCTACGTTGTAGCTGTCTTCGTTGGTACTTGGGTTATATGCAGTTAATGCACCATACCCTATACCTACGTTTCTATCGCCAACTGTATTCGCATCTAAACAATAATTACCAACTGCTACGTTTCTGTCACCTGTGGTATTGGCTCCTAATGCTGCTGATCCTACAGCTACATTATCGGAAGCTGTTGTATTAGCATCTAAAGTAGCATAACCAACTGCAACATTTCTATCTCCTGTAGTGCTTGCTGCTAAAGCTAAACCACCAAGAGCTGTGTTTGATGCTCCTGTAGTATTTTCTTCTAAGGCTTGATATCCAACAGCTGAGTTATTACTTGCTGTAGTATTTTTCTGTAGAGCTTCTTGACCTACTGCTGTGTTTGTTGCACCTGTGGTATTAGCTTCTAAAGCTATGTAGCCTATAGCTGTATTACCATCACCTGTGGTATTGGCTCCTAAACTTAGACCACCTACAGCAGTGTTTTGTTTCCCTGTTGTAGTAGCAATCATAGAGTTTAAACCTATGGCTACGTTGTAGCCATCTTCATTAGTAGATGGGTTATAAACTTGTAAAGCATTAGCTCCTATAGCTACGTTTCTGTCGCCAACTGTATTTGTTCCCATAGCATCTTTACCGATTGCTACGTTAAGGTCACCTGTAGTTATAGCGTCTGCTGCTTGTTGCCCTACTGCTGTATTATTACTAGCTGTAGTTGCATTTACTAAAGCATTATGTCCTATAGCAACATTATTGGCACCTGTAGTATTAGTAAACAAGGCTTGGAAACCAACTGCAACATTATAATCTGCTGTTTCGTTATTTGACATAGCATTTTTACCTACAGCAACATTTGATGAGCCTGTGGTATTATCAGTCATTGCTTGATAGCCTATAGATGTATTACTACCTCCTGTAGTATTAGCATCTAAAGATTGATAACCAAATGCTGCATTAGTCTCACCTGATGTATTGGCAGCCATAGCACTTCGACCAACTGCTGTATTTCCTGAACCTGTATTGGCTTGTAGAGCATAGTAACCTACAGCAACGTTATCAGCAGCTGTAGTAGCACTTTCTAAAGCATCAAGACCTATTGCTACATTATAGTTTCCTGTAGTTATAAGTTGTCCAGCATCTTTACCAACTGCTACGTTTCCTGCTCCTGTAGTAAGAGCTGCCAAACCATAGAAGCCTACTGCCGTATTATCGTCTGCTGTTGTGGCAGTTGTTAAAGCACTTTTACCTACAGCTACGTTTGAATCTCCTGTGGTGTTTGCATCAAGAGCAAAAGCACCTACTGCTGTATTGTCACTGGCTGTTGTATTAGCACCAAGAGCTGCTCTACCTACAGCTGTATTTTGTGCACCTGTAGTATTTGCACCTAAAGCATTTCTACCAACTGCTGAGTTACTATCTGCTGTAGTGTTTGCGTTTAAAGCACCTTGTCCTACAGCTGTGTTTCTTGCTCCTGTAGTATTGGCTCCTAATGCTGCTTGACCTATCGCTACGTTTTCACTAGCTGTGGTGTTAGCATCTAAAGCAAAAGAACCTACTGCTACGTTGTTTGCTCCAGTAGTATTAGATAACATTGCATCATGTCCAATCGCTGTGTTGTCATCAGCTGTTGTGTTAGCACTTAATGCAGACATTCCAACAGCTACGTTGTCGTCACCAGTTGTATTTGCATCTAAAGAACGATAGCCGACTGCTACGTTAGCAGCACCTGTGGTATTTACCAACAAGGCATTATTGCCTAAAGCAGTATTACCAGTTGCTGTAGTGTTTGCTTTTAATGCATTTTGACCTAAAGCAGTATTATCATCGCCTGTGGTATTTGCACTAAGAGAATCTTCTCCTATTGATACATTTCCAGAACCTGTGGTATTTTCATCCATGGTTCTAGCTCCTACTGCTGTATTATCAGAACCTGTTGTATTAAGTAAAAGTGAGTTCATACCAACTGCTACGTTTCCAGAACCAGTGGTTAATGTAGTTAATGCCTTACGTCCTAAAGCTGTGTTTGCATCACCAGTTGTTAGGTCATCAAAAACTTCATATCCAAATCCTGTGTTATTGTCAGCACCAGATAATGTGCCTGTACCAGCATCATTACTAATAAGCATACTTTCATCAAAGTTAGTTATGTTTGAGGATATGCCGACACCATTTATTGTGCTTGTAACTGCTAGAGTTCCACCAAAAGTTGCATTACCACTTAAATCTAATGCACCATTCATATCTATGGTTGTAGCGTTTATTTCTATTTCAGTATCAGAAACTAAATCTAATACTCCGTCTGCTGATTGATGTATGTATGTGCCTGAATCACCAAACTGTAATTGTCTTGTACTATTTAATAGTAAGCCTGTATCAGCAACGTGTGTAAGAGTGGTGTCTTGATCATCACCTAAGTTTATTACTGCTCCATCTGCTAGGAATAAATCTGACCATTCTAGAGAAGCTGAACCTAATGCTGCTCCATCAGAGGCACTAGGTGTCAAAGAACTACTAGTTTTTAAATCAACGACAGAAGTTGTTCCTGCTAGAGAAACATCTGTCAATAAATCATAAACTACAGCACCACTGCCTTGCCCATCAGTGGCTATCATCTTAACTTCTCCTGCAGATACTGCTACATTGGCTCCACTACCTTGAGTAAAAGTTAGAGTATAGCTAGTAGCGTTTTCTATTATCCATACTTTAGATACTGTATTTGGTGCGAGAGTTACTGTACAGGCTTGTCCTCCACCTGTGCATTTTAAATATAGTGATCTTGCTTCATCTGAAGCACCATCAGCTAGTGTAATTGTATGTGTTGAGGCATCTGCTATAGCTTCTGAACCATAACTAAACGCTTCTGCGATTAATTCAAGGTTTGTATTTGTTGTAGTACCCCATGTTCCACTACCGTCTCCAGTAGCCATTTCATTGAGTCTTAGATTATTTACATATGTACTGGCCATTTTAAAATCCTATTCAATATATATAGATTATATACTTTTTTTCTCCAATAGTTAAGCCACATCTTGCCATTCTGGAGACTGACTATCACTTACTCCTGTCCAACTTGGTGATTGACTGTCGTTTATTACTGTCCAACTTGGTGATTGACTATCATCTATTATACCCCAAACATTAACTGTAGGGGTATTAGTTTCACCTGAAACACCCACTAATGTTGCTTTTGCTCCTGCTTTTGTTGTTATACTTCCTATAGCAGTAGTCGCTTCACTTAGAGTAACATCAACGGCTACACTTTCACTGACAGTAACAGTACCTACAGCTGAGGTGGCGCTCAGTCCTTCTACTACTACGTTGGCTTCTCCATCAACATCAACTGAAAGAGAACCTACAGTACCTACAGCACTTGGAAGAACAGCTACAGCTGAGGCATTTACACCTACACCAGAAACTGCTCCTGTTGCTGATTGTCCTGTCGGTACTACATTAGCTTCGGCATCTACAGTTAAAGAACCGACTGCTGAAGTTCCTACTTGGGTACTTGGAGAAACATTGGCTTCTGCAACAATACTTAGTGTCCCTAGAGCACTTGTTGCTGCTAAACCAGAAAGAGTTGTATTAGCTTCGGCGTCAGTGCTGACGCTTCCTAGAGATGCTGTGCCTGCTACACCAGATAAGGTTACGGAAATAGAATCGGAAGACCAGCCACCTGATCCCCAAGTGCCTCGCCCCCAACCAGCATCAGGCATGGGACTATGCTATTCTTATGATAGCTGTACTTGCTGCTGCTGCAGGAAAAACAATTGTAAAATCTCCTGCTGTAGAAGTTTTATCTCCACCAAAATCAATAGTGGCTACAGATTTATTTGAATCACTACTATTATAGATTAGACATCCTCTAGCAGTAACGGTAGCTGTCCCAAAAGTAAGATCAGCAAAATCTGTGTATCCTGTTGTACCAGAACTTGTTGGATCAACTCTAGTTAAAGTTCCACCACCTGCTGTGTAGTTTGTTCCACTAACCTGATTAGTAGTAGTGTATGCAGTTGTTGCTGCTCCCATAGTTGCAGAACTAGTATAGAGTGCTAATTTAAAAGTGTCGCCACCTGAGTTTTTAAAATTGTGTACAGCTTCTAAAAGTTCTTTTTTAAAGCTGGTTGTTAATGTCGATGTTATTGCCATTATAGCTCCTTTAATATTTTAGCTAAATCTTCATGTCCTTGATTAACTAGAAGATTTCTCATTGTGCATCTTTCACTATTGATGCTCTGTTTTATATAATAAAGTATTGTTGTATAAATAGAAAGCCTAAAGGCTTCTGCTTGTTGTTTTATGTGAGGTGCTGCATCTTCAGAAATACCACAAATTTTTTGAGTAGCTCTCTCTGCCCAGTATTCAGGTGGGTGTCCCCTGTTTTGTTGTGTTTCTACTGATATGTTTCCTAATCCCCCAACTGTTTCTATTTCTATCATTTTAATACCTTTTAGCTTCTGGTGGTGTGTTTAAAACAGCTATTAATTCTGCATCTTCTCTTTGTTTTTTCTCAACTGCTTCTGTGTATTCTTTGTACCCTATTTTATAAAACTCTTCAGTTTCTGGGTTAAACATTATTAGTGGTGGGTTGTCTAATCTATGATATCCATAAACTTTATCTTTTACAGGAATATCGGTATCTAACAAACCAGATCTTGGAGCTACACTGACTACAATACCTGAAGTTATACACTTAGAAAGCCAAAACTCAACACAGGATCTTCCTGCTTCTGCGAAATGGAGGTTTCCTTTATAGCTAAAATCAACACCAAACATATTTATTCTTCCTACTCTATTGTACATAGCGAAAGCTATAGCAAAACAAACAGTGTTGTTTAAATAGGATGATTTAGTATCTTTAACAACTTCTAGTAATGGAAACTCTACTAGGTTTTTACATCTATCGTCTAGTTCACATGTGTAAATAGGTCCAGGATGTTCTTTCAAAACTTTTCTCATTAGTCCTGTTTGCGTTCCTGCATCATCTGTATCTAAAAATCTGCTTGCTGGGTCTAGCATAAATGTTCTGTCTACTTTTTTAATAATTCCAGCCATGGCGTTAATCGCCCATACTTCGTCATACTCATTGCTGTGGGATATTGAAAGATGAAAATCTAATTGACTTTCACCCATAGCTACTATGGCAATATTCTTGCCCTCTAGTTCAGGTATTCTCATGATTGTGGTTGTCTCCTTACTTGGTCATATCTATATTGATCTCTGGTTGATTTTCCTTCACCTAGATTTTTCATCATGGCCAAGGCTTCCTGAAATCTTTGTTCATAGATAGGTATTGATTCAAAGTTTTTTAAATACACCATGGCTTCTGTTAAAGCACCGTACAAGATTGCGTTTGGTGCATTGGTTGATAACCAAGTTGTTCCTGAATCACCTGCCGAAGTAAGAGACGAGGGTCTATAAAAATAGTGTAATTCAAACGTATAGTTTGAATTAGGCGTTGGTGCCAATATAAAAGTATTATCATCAAACTCTGCGTAATACTTTGGTTCTCCTGTTGTAGAAGATGCAGGCGTATAATCCCGAATAAAACTTGGATGTTTTAGTTTAAGGTAAGTGTAGTTTGAACTACTGTCAATTACAGCTAAACTAAAAGGTGCTAAGAAGTCAGTTGGTGCTCCTAGATATGCAGAACCAGACGTTGCTGTTCCTGTTACATTTTTAATAAAGTCGTCCAATTGAACGGCTTTTAAAATACGTTCTTCAGCTGTTTTTATAAAATCATCTAGATGTGTAACAAACGATGATTCTGTGGACTCAGCATAGTCCTGTATTGCGGTTTTTAATGTAGAATAAGTCCAACTCATATTAACCTGTAGTAATAGTTACTTCTCCTACTTCTCCTGTTACTTCATCCATATAAAAACTAGAGCCTATTACATCATTGTGAGAAATATCCATAGAAAGACCTGTAACTCCTTCAGAGTTTTTAGTATTCTCTGACCTGACTATACCGTATCCTGTTGTAGGAGCTGGTTCTGTTGGTCTTGGTTGTTTTAATGCCTCTGGATCTACAGGTATAGGTTGTGGGTCAAGTTGTGGGTGTTTAGGTTCGTAGCATGAAGAACAAACTTTTAATCCATTCCATTCTACTTTCATTTCTAAATACTTATATACAAAACCACACCTGTCACACTGTGCCTTAGAATATTTACCTATAGCATAAGCCATTATAAATAACTCCTATTAGGTACAAGATGAAGAGAAGCTCTATTACGGTCTTCATCAGCAGCAAGTTTGAAATCTTGTTCATACTGTTGTTTTAATAATTGAGCTTTTTCTGGGTTTTTCTTTAAAGCTATGTAGTATGCTAAACCACTAGCCATACAAGGCATAAACCTTGAGGGTACTTCTGGGTCTTGGGCAGAAGCTGTTACGTCGTCTATTCTTTGAATAGTGTTTGCAACTAATTTATATGTGTAGGTACTGTCTGGTGTTGGCCATAACTTAACTACTGGAGTTGCTTGTCTGTCAACAAAATACTGAGTTGGTCTTCCTTTAGAATCTTTATCAGGTATGTTTAGATACTCGCTTCTTCCTATGCGTGTTAATTGTAGGTCAGTTGTATTAGAAGATGAATCTATCTGTCGAATAACTGCGGAAACAATGTCTATGTCATACGAGTTTAAAGTATAACTATTAGTACCAGAAGAAAGATTAGTTGTAACCTGTTCTATCGTCCAAAGATTTACACCCCTGTTCGACCAATCTGCAAACATTATGTTTAAAGATCGTCTAGCTGTCTCCGCATCATATCCTGTCCTAAGTTCTAAACCAGCTAATTCATATGCTTCTTCTATAGTGTCTGCTATAGTTAGCTGAAAAGTCTTAGTACCTGAAGTAGCCATTAATATTCTTTTATTACTGTTAAAACGATAACGTAAGAATCTCCACTGGCGTGCCCTGTAGTTGTAAGTTTAATATCTCCTGTTTTTCCACCAGAAGCAGCAGTATTTTGCAAGCCTCCCATGTATGAAAAGTCAATATCATCACTGTAGTCTGAATTTAAATCCCAACATATTGTATTTGTACTTGCGTTCCACAGTAGTTTAACGCTCATACCAAATGTTGAATAATTAATTTTAGATACTTTACAACCTGTGCAAGCTGCACCATCTGAACTTCTTACAGATAGTGCACTTACATCTACTTTGGTAACAGCCGATTCCCCAGTTCCGTCAGACGTATTAGTCAACTGTATAACAGCTTTCCTATCGTCATCAACAATTGTTGTTGAAGTTACTGCGTCAGCCATGGTTTACTCCTTATTCAAACGGTGTAGCTAATGTTCCATCACCGTGAAGGAATGCCTCACAATGCCACACTGCAGCCGTTGTTGCCTTTAGTCGAATAATTCCACCGACTAACCAACCTTGTGCTGCTGAACCTAAATCAATAGTGTCATCATTACTAGCATCAGGAATAAAAGTATTGGTATCACCTGCTGTTGCTGGATCAAATAACTGAGCAAAACCAGAATATAAATCACTGGCGTTTTGCGTGTTGATTTGACCTGCACCTGTAAATGTAGTACCTACTATAAATGTATATTGTAAACCTGCTGCTGCTGTTGGTAATGTTACCACAATACCTGCTGCTCTATTTAAAGTAAAAACAGAACCAGACTGTGCTGCTGTAACACTATATGTTGCTGCAGTAATGTCAACAATATTATCGTAACTTAGTACAGAACCAGAAGTAACAATATTACCACTGCTATCTACATCTAAGTTTGTAGTTACTGCTCCAGTAGTGGAGTCTATACTGATTTGTTCAAAACCATTTTCAGACCTAACTGGACCATTAAACGTCGAATTTGCCATAATTTCCTCCTTTGGAAATAATGTCCTATAGTCTTGGCTTGTCTGCTAGGGCAGTCTATAGAACAAATTAATTATCCCTAGATAACTTATTCTATATTAACAGTTAGAAAAAAGAAAGGGAGCCGAAGCTCCCTTAATAATTGTAGTTGAGTAAGAAACGCTACAATAAATCGTTCCTAATTAAGCACCTGGAGATCCGTAGATTCCACGCCAGTCTGACCAACCAAAGCTATATCTTTCTCTAGCTTTGTACCTAACATTACCAGTTTCGAAGTCTCCTTCCATACCAGTACTCATTGCAGCCCTTTCAAAGTGCTTCAATCCATTAGGTGCATCGGATTTAATAAACCATGCATCTGAGTCGGTTAGATAATGATTAACAACATAGCCATCAGGAAGCATTCCCATGTTCTTAATAGCGTTTATGTCATTATCTGAAGATGCCACTCTGCCAGGAGAGTTTAATATCCTGTCAGCCACAAATTGTAATTGTGGTGGCACTATCAGTTTTCTAGCCTGTACATTAACTTTAATACCTCTTTCATCTTTAAATGCTGAAATATCTATTAATGCGTTTTCTAACGAAGTCTCGTTCAAGTCTGCAGCTGAACTTGGCTCATTAGACTGATCACCAGCTGTTAAAGTTGGGTGGTCAGTTGTCATGAGAGGTTTTCCGTCTCCTCCTGGATAGGAAGTTGAGAAACCATTATTCAGTACATTTGCAGCTTTTACTTGCTTTGTGCTTGCCATTGATCTAGCTAAAGCTCTTGTGTATCTAGAAGAAAGTGTATCGTAGAGATTATCTTCGATTGCCTCTTCTGTCAACGCAAAGGCTAAAGCTACCGTTTCGTGTGAATAACGAGCCGTGAAAGTTTCTTGAGCTGTGTCATAAGCTACAGCAGCACCCTCTCCTTTTACAGGAGCTTGTGCAAAGCCTGATAACATAACTTCTTCTTCGAAAGCTCTGTCTGAACTCTCCATGTCGAAAATTTCTGCATGCTCGTTTTCATATCGATCATACTCGAGACCAAAAAGTGCGTTTAGTCCTGGCTCGAGTTCTTTTACTAATTGCGCTCTATTTATTGCCATTTAATTTACCTCTTAGTCATTTCCATATGTCGAAGCTGGGAATATAAAATACCCTCTAGCGTATTGTGCGTTAGCTGAGTTATCTGGTCTATCCACATAAGCTACTAACTTAGCAATACCACTAGCTGTGGTAGTTGTTACTCCTTCTTTCGAACGGTTATTATTACTATCTCCTGCGGTTGTAGAAATAGTGTGTACTTTTCCAACATCAGTTTGTGAAGGAGTCCCAGTAAACTGGGCTTCATAAACAATATTTGGATCAGCATACACGTATGCCTTTATATTCGCAGAACCTAACGATGCAGTTCCAGAGACAAATCTTCTAGTGAAGATCACTTCTCCTGAACTATTTTGGTATTCGCATCCACCAAATACACCTAGTGGAGCATCAGTAGCTCCTCCTTGAAGTACATACCCACTTGCGAGCTTAACGACGTCACCTGCAAAGATATCGCCAGTAGCACCACTCTGGATAGGGAATTCAGAAGGTCTAATAACTCCACCAGCCATATGATATGCTGGTACGAAACCATTCGGGTCATTTACGTTTGCCATTTAATTCACCTTTATAGTTATAAATTAAGTTAATATTAACGAATCTTTATGATTCGCCTCCTTTTCCAAATGTGACTTGAGTTTTTCTATTAGGTTTACTAATAGGCATCCTGCTGTCACTTTCTCGCATTAGATTCGAATCGACTGCCTCCATTTGGTCTGAAGCCATTTTTCTGTAATATTCGCGTCGTTGTTCGACGATTTCGATTGGCATCTTTGCGAGGATCAACCCACCTACTCCAATTACTCCAGCGTGTTTACCATCTTCAACTGTTGGTGCTTCAAATTCAGGGTGGTCTTCTGCTCTCACAGGTTCCCATCCTTCACGAATACGTTTTGACATATTCGCTTTATCTTCTTGACCAACCATTGATTCACGTATCCACCTGTAAACGTAACCTTCAGGTGCGTCTGGTGCGTCTAATAAAGACGGTGGTTGCCATGGTTTTAAGCGTGCTTTTTCTGCACGATTCTCCGCAGATCTTGGAGTTCGATCTGTGTTGGTAACTTCTTCTATTTTAGTTTTAGTATCTTCTACCATTTTATTCTCCTTATTTAACGTGTTTAGCGTATTCTTCAAGTGGAACACCTAATCTCTTTGCTATTGCAACTTGACTTTGTGTCAACTTAACTTTGCGTCCTTTTCCTGCTCTGCCTCTAGTACCTCTACTAGAATTAGCAACATTCTCCTGAACGTTTACTTGAGAAACTTCTCCACCAGTATTAAACTTATGTGGGAAAGCCTCTACCATCTTTTTATCCACTTCCTGATAATATTCATCAGATCGTGGATCAAATCCATCTTGTTCAACTAACTGTCTATGAAATGCAAAAGCACTTGTTGTCATAGCCAAATCAGTACCAAACCACTTATTCTTAGCTGCCCATTCTTGAGCCTTTTCATCAGGCTGAGGAATAGGTTGCTGTGGAACAGTTTGTTGTTGTTGATATTGTTGAACTTCAACTGGTTGTTCCTGTGCTTGTTGTTGCGGTCTAACTCTGTTTAAACTTTCAAGTTCAACAGCAAGAGTCGCTACATCTTTTTGTGCAGTCAGCATTTCTTCTGAATCGCCTATATCATGTGCTTTTTTATAGCGATCTTCAGCAGAAGAAAGTTGACTTGCAACTCTAGCACTATACTCATCATAAAGGTTTTTGTCCTTTTGTGAAAGCGATGCTTGAGTATTATTCAACTTTTGTTGTACGCCTTTAGCGTAATCTATTGCTGCTGCCTCTCTTCTTTCGGCTTCTCGAATTTTATAAGTTAGCTTATTTATTCGCTTTTTAACAGAATCACTGTAATCTTCGATCTCTTCTGGATCGGATGTTGCTTCTTCTGTTGGGGATTCGGCTTCACTAACTTCCTCAACAATAGAGTCTTCTTCTACTGGTTGTGGATCTAGTTCTACCTCTACGGCTTCTTCTGCTTCTGTTTGCATGGGATTTGCCATGTTATACTCCTTTTAATTGCGTGACTACTGTACGTCTTCTGGGTTATCAACCACAGCCAGTACTTCGTCATCGTTTAATAGTCGCAGGTCGCCTCCATCAATTTTGATTCTTGCTCCTGCGTATCTTCCAAAAATAACCCAATCTCTTTCTTGGCACCATGCGCCATTCGGGAATTTAGCTTTATCTTTGTAAGCATCTGGTCCTAATGATACTACGAAACCAACATTAGTAGCTATTCTTTCTTTTTCTAACGTATCGTTATGAAGTAATATACCACCTTTAGTTTTCGCTTTACGAGAAAACGGTAATATCATTAATCTGTACCCTGTAGGTTTAGGAATCATCTCCATAAGAGATTCATCTTCCTGAACTGTATCAGGTGTAAATTCAACTTTTTCCTCTTCGGGTTCAATATCTCTAACCATTGGAATATGGTCTGGGATTTCTTTACCCTTAGATTCTTTAGTCAATGCATCAATTTCCATCATCTTGCTCCTTGATGTTTTGCAGGTCCACTATAATTTGCTCGGCAGAACTCAGACCTGATAGTTCGCCAAGAACTCTTTGATAACTTTCCCAATCTTTAACTCCGCCAGTTTTTAAGACTTCAGTTAAATCTTCTTGTCTTCTGCGGATTTCTCTTAGGAATTTTTCGAATATATAAAGACCATCCATACTAACAGTTCCAGTCCTTACGTGCCCAATAATTAGCACTACATCTATCTGCTTTACCTTTTATGCCACCACTACGAGCACAATAGCTTTTCTTTCGGCTTTTGTCTCCTGGGTGTTTTCCTAATTTTTTATCGCCAAAGGTTATTCGTTTAATTTTATTACCACCACTGCTACATTTAGAAACAAAAACTACTTTACGTTTTTTACCATATCCTGGTTCTCCTTTACGGATAGCTCGTGGTCTGTTTAAAGTTACTGTTTTTCCTTGATATTCAGCCATTAATAATATTTAGTTGTTT